AGCTTGGAACAATGTTTTTCTTTTGGATATGAATGGAAATATAAATGAATACTTTTCCGAACATAATGCTTTCTTTTTCAAAAATACTACAGTTCACAAATCCAAAGACCCTTTTTATAAAATATGCCTTGAAAATAATAAACTTACAATAAAACAGTTTATAACTGACGATGAAAAATATAGATGGAATTGTATAATAAAAGAAGAATATACTGAAACAATAAAGAAATTTTTGGATTGGGTGAATACACAAAATAATGAAAAAATAAACTTGATAAAGAAAACTTTTACACCCAAGCACGTAAGCAAATATGCTATAAACAAATTATGGGAGATATACAATGAAGAACGACCCAAAAGCACAGTTTAGACGAACAAAAGAATGGAAAGACTTTAGAGATAAAATAAAGAAAAAACAAAAGAAAGACCCAATAACCGATAAACCACTAACTAAAAACTATAATCTTCACCACTTGGATTTGGACTCAAATCATTATACAGATATATCAAATGACTATCACTTTATTGGCTTGAACAACCAAACACACGAGGTAGTTCACTTTTTCTTTGGTGATGGTAGGGTGAAGAAAGATTGGAGAAAAAGGGTTGAAAAATTAGTTGAAATTTTAGAGATAATGGAGAAACTAAATGATAACACCGAAGTTCAGTGATTATGACCTTGATTGTATAGCCAAACTTGCTACTTTTATATTAGAAAATAGACTATGGAAAAAGATGGTTCTTACACCCACACTTTGGTTTTATGCCCAAACTGGGTATAAACTCAAAAAAGACCCACAAATTGTTTGTAAAAAGACTGGCTACTATCTCAAAAAAGTTTTAGGTAAAACTTATAAAGAAACACAAGATAAACTACGCATAAGACAAAACTCTAAAGAAAATCTTGAACATACAGCTAAATACCACGATTGGCTAAATAACAGTAAAGATATGTTGAAAAATAGTTTGCCAAAGAAATAATAAATATAATGGTATACCAATAAAACTCTATATATGGAGAAATAATAATGGAATTTGAAAACAAAAATAAAGACCTTATAGATGAATTTGTTCAGTTTGAGCAAGCTTCATACACAAAGTTCAAAGATTTATACGAACAAATCAAAAATGACCGTAAATATATCGCTGGTGACCAACTTGACGATATAGACAACAATCTCTTGGGTGATGAGGTAAAATGTAAACTCAATATAACTCAAAATGCTATTAGAACTATAGTCAATACATATTTGCCAAACCAATATAAATGGTCTTATAGTGATGAACAACTAAACGAAGCTGGTTTAGCTTTCCTTGCCGATGTTGATAACTATACGGCTTCTGTAGAAGCTTTACAAAATGCCGTTGGTACAGCATTGGGTGTAATAGTTTTCTCAACCGATACAGATATAGATGGTTCAATCAAGCCAATCATATACTCTGTACCAGATGTTACAAATGTTCGTCTTGACCCAAATGCTACAAAGCTAAACTATGCTGACTCTACAAAAGCAGCTATAGTTGAACTCAAATCTAAAGAATGGATTGAACAGAATTATGGTATAGAAGTCAATAATGTGGAAAAACCACTCATTGACATTTCCGAAACCTATGATAGAAAAAACCTAATCCCACTCGTTACTTACTATAAGAAAGAAAATAATAAAGTTACAGTTTACAAATTGCTAAACGATGATTTGATTGAAGACCCAATCGTTTTACCATACTCATATATCCCAGTTGTACCAGTTTTTGGTGAACAAACTTGGACTAAAGATAATAAGCAAACTTGGTCTGGAATCACCACACAAATGCGTTCAATCCAAAGACTTGTAAACTATAGCTATAGACAACTTTTGATTCGTTGTGCGAAGGTGCCCAAAAACACTTGGCAAGGTGGTGTACTTGCTACACAGAATTTTGAAAAATACTATCAAAATGCTGATAAAACAATGAACCCCTTTTTACCACATAATGAATATGGTAAAGGTCCAGATGGAAATGTAGTAAAACTTGAAGCACCAACAAGAATCTCAAACGAAATACAGTTTGCTGATGTTTCACAGTTGATGCAGAATGCTTTAGGTTTGACCAATACAATCATTGGTATCCCAGCAGCTGGTCTTGAAACAGATGTTTCTAAAACTGCTACAGAAGTTTTGACTAATGAAAAAATCTTCAACAACAATGTAAGAAACTATCTCTATCACTTGAAGTTCTCTATGCAGTTGCTTGGTATGATTTTTGCCGAAAACTTTTATAATCAACCTTTATTTGGTAAAATCAAGGTTAGTGTAGTAGAAGGACCAGATGGTGCTATGGAAAAACAAGAAGCTCGTTTACAACTACAACAATATGCAGCTCTTGTTACATCCGATACAGAAAAACAGAAATTGTTACTTGCTCAATGTGCAGTTGATAGTGAAAATGAATATGTAAAGAATTTTGCTATGTCCTTACAGCCTGCTCCAACCCAAGGTGAACTTGAAGCTCAACAGATGGTTGAACAAGCTAATAATGAAATCAAACAAAGAGACCAGCAAATCTTTGAACTCCAGAAACAACTACAAGAACTACAACAGCAACAGCAAGTCCAAGCATACTCTCTACAAAGAGAAATGTTGCTTGAACAACAGAAATTTGAACATAATAAAGAAATGAAACTCTTGGAAGCAAAACTTGAAAAGAATGACCCACAAGAAATTATGAAAGCAGACGCAGAAATCACTAAAGCTCAACTTGATGTTGAAAAAGCTGCTGTGGAATTGCGTAAAGAAGAAGTTGGAGGTTTAGTATAATATGACCTATATCCCTTTTATATCACAAGATGATTTGGTTTTAGATAACCAACAAAGAAAAATACCTGGGGCAAAGATTGAGGTTTTAGACCCAATCTCTAATAACCCAGTTGATATATTTGTTTATGATGGGTCAAATGATAACTATACTATAACTACAAATCCCATATATTTGGATGTGTATAGTAGACCAGAACATACTTACTTTGCTAAACAACTCGTCTTGTGTCGCTTATACAAATATAGAGGTAACTTTAGTGACCCAATGATTGACGATGATACTAATAACTGGGAATTTGTAAGAGAATGGAATGGTTGTTTCCACGAAAATGAAGCAAAGAATGATACAATCATCTATACTTTTTCCGCTTTACAAGATGCTAATACAGATTTAGGTTCTGTAACCGTTGTTGGGTATTGGAACCAATATGACTGTGAAGCAAGAACTTATGTTTGGGATGGTACTTGTGTACAAACACCAGATAATGGCTATATTGTAAAATCAAATAATAAAGACACTGGACGTTGGATTTTGAAGTTTGATGGTGAATACTTACCATCAACTTATTATGGTGTATACCCAGGAAGAGAAGCAAATATAAATGCTTTACTTTCTTATGTTGATACAGTTGGTACAAATGCTACTAAAACTGCACCAGGTGTATATTTCACTCGTGGTGATTATACATCTTCAACCGTTGCTCTATCTACAGCAAAGAAGATTTTAGTAGATGCTGACACATATTTCACAAATGTTAGTATCACTTGTGGTGAAGTTTCTGTTGTTGGTAAAACACAAACACCTATAACAGATTTCTACACATCCAATCCAAATGCCACAGTTCACTCTTCTTGGTATAAAACTATAAGTGGTTTCTTGGTTTCTGGAGCTAAACATCTTATTTTTGATAGCACAAACTACTTTGAAAACCACAAATTAGATAACAACCATACTCTACAGAATAAAATCTTGGAACTTTCTTCTTTGAATATGATTGACTATAATGGTCACTATCTAACAATAAACAACTGTGATTTTATTGGTGAACGTTTCATAGATGGTAATGACGATTATATCCGTTTCCAAAATATGGATATAACAGATAAATGGTTCAAAGCTATAAACCCAGCAAGTTTAGACTTTGGTAGAATTTCAGATGGTCACCATATACAAGCAACTACATTGGATATAAACAGAATATATCTTTCAAACTTTCTTTCTGCCGATGCTTGGCTCAAATTGGTTTGTGTCAATGCTGAAGCTCTATCTCAATCCAACCTTGATGTTGACCTTGAAGGTAGAACTTTGAATGCTTCAATAAACTATAATGTGATTGGAACAATAAGAAATGCCGTAATAAACAGTAAATACTCTGGAAATCCAACTGGTGGTAGTATAACTTTCTATAATACAAATGCTACAATAGGAAGTGTAACCGCTCACTATTTCCAAGGATATGATTCAAAATTGACTTTTGACGCACAACCAAACTATACAAGTGGTTGTATGCTTGTTTTCAAAAATTGTGAAGTTGGACAAACACCTAACTATGGTCAAAACTGGTGGACAAACTCTAATAGCTATGTAACAGCAGAAGAATGTGATTGGTCTGTTGGTATTGACTATACTAATGGTGATAATAATACACCACAAAATGGTAGATTGTCTTTTAGAAAGTGTATTATGACTCAAAACAATAACTTTTTTAGGGTAAAACAGATAACTATGGACGATTGTATCCTTGACGGTCAAATCATAAAGATTTACCCATATAAAGCAAATGGTGTAGATTCTACTCAACACTACTTTATGGGTGCCGTTTTCTTGAATAATAAAATGACCGGTAGCTATCCTATTGAATTGACCAAATACGATGACGATAACTGCTTCAATGTGTATTTCAATGGAATGATGTTTGTTGGAAATACAATGTATAATGGCACTGGTATTGAATGTCGCTATTGGCAGAATAGATATGGTAATAACGCAGCAGAAAAGTTCATTGCCCCAGTATTATGGTTCAATGACCCAATCTATGCTACAGTTCAAGGTCATAGCTTTAGCTATAAGAACAATGTTGGTAATTGTCCACAAGAAAATTTCAAGAATTTGCTAACTACAAAAGCTTCTTTCACACAAGAATACCAGTGGCCTTCATATAATACTAATAGCGTTGATACACAAAGAATTTTCCCACCTTTGAATCAGTCAATAAGCAACTCACCACTATATCATAGTAAGGGAACTGGACCTTTGAATAATATGATGGAAATTGGATATATGCCACAGACATGGGATGAAAGTGATACTTATGTACCAGGTGATTCACACTATTATGGTTACTTTGGTGAAAACTACTATTTCCAAGCCGACTATGACTTACCACTATTTGATGGTGATAACAACCCAACTGGTAATGGTTCTTTGTTCAACATTGGTCCAGCTGTAGGAAATACAACTGTATTAGGATATGACAACATGAAAGGGGTTGTTTATATTGCGTAATAAACAATAAATAAAAAGAGGAAATAAAAATGATACAAACCTTATGGTCTTTAGACCAACAGTTTCAAAACAAGAATGGTTCTATACTTACACATGGTAAAATCTATGTGTACTATCAAGGTCGTACAGCATTAGCAAATACTTATGCTGATGAAGATGGTATTGCTTTGAATACAAATCCTATCATCTTGGATAACAATGGTCGTGCCCCTTGCTTTGTTTCTACAATGTATGCTTATACTGTAGTAGTTTGTGACCCTTATGGTAATGAACTTTTCTCTTATGATATAACTTTACACGATGTTGTAGATGTTGCGGAAAAAGTTTTAGTTCTTGGAACTGATGGTACAGTTTTAGTTGATACAACTACTTTGCCAAATGGTGTACAATATGACCTATCCGTAAACACAGATATAATCGCCACTAATGAAACCGTTAGTGGTGTATCTTCTGTTTTGAATAATAAAATAGATGTTGTTGAGGGTAATGTACAATCTGTTTGTGCAGCTTTAGATGGTAAAAAAGATAAACAAGTTTCTAAATCTTATAGTGGTTCACAAACTAAAACTATCACAAACATCTCACAAGATACAAATGGTGTAATCACAGTTACCTATAATGATATAGATTTACCACCAGAAGTGCCAAATGTAGAAATTGTTTCTCCAAATGATACAATCTCTGTTTCTGCCACAACTGATACATCTACAAATACTAAAACTTTCTCTATAGATGTAAAGAAAGCTGGAATGCAGTTCTTTGATGGATATAATAGTAAAAATCATTATGAAGATAGAGCATCCTATGATAATGATACACCTATCCCATGCTATGTTGACCAATGGAGCGAATACAAATATGAAGGTGATTTCATAACAAATAACTGGAAATTGAATAATAACATAAACTTTGTACTAAAGCCTGGTCTTTATTTGATAACGGCTTCAATACGATATGATATGCACAATGAATGGTCTGACCCATCTAACCCAAACCCAAGCAAATCAAATAATGACGGATATATTAGAATTGCTACTGGGGCATATAATGGATTGGAAAATGGAACTCGCTATAAAGATTGGTCTCATGAATACCAACTTGGTGAAAATACCATCCAAATGTCTTTCGTTAGAAATGTCATGAATGATAGTGACTACTCATATATGAACAACAATAACTACTTATATTTTGACCCATATCTTCCGTTTGGTGTAAACTATGTTCAACTTGCTCACTTACAGATTGTAAAATTGGATAGTGTAGTTGGAAATAGTGGTGGTGGTAGTGGTACAGAATACATCTTCAATAGCCCACTTGAAGTTTATGATTCAAATAAAGTTCGTTTGAATTATAGCACAGATACTTTCACCGTTGATAGTTTAGGAAATCTTCAGTTTGTACCTGGACATGCTTTAGGTAAAGTTGATGGTCTAATGAGCGTACTTGTAAACCCAGCAAGTGGTATTGACATTGTTGATAACCAACTTGTTGTAAAGGTTGGTGAAGGTCTTTCTATAGACCCAGTTTCTGGTGTAATCGCTATCAACACAGAAGTTGGTGATGTTGTTGAAACTGTTGAAAAATTGAAACAAGACCTTGATACGCAGTTGACTGTAAACTTTGATATGCCAAACATTGACAATGTATATGACTTTGCCGACCCAACTATTATAGGTAATCTTTCAAATGGTGCCGTAATGCTTTGTCAAGCTTTCACAGTACCAATCAACCACGACATTCGTGTATATGATGGAACAACAGAAAATCCTACACTAATCGGTATTTACGCAAAACAAGCTTTCACTGGTAAGAAGATTATGCTTGCTTTGTATGTTTATGACTTTGAAACTGGATATACTGACTATGTTGGTGATACTGGCCCAGTTGAAGTTACACAAGGTAGAAATGAATTTCCTATAGTTCACATCAACCCAAACATCACGGAATTGAAATCTTCTTGTGTATATTATGCTTCATTGTATCTACCATCTAATGCTCACAGCAATGGTCTATATCTTGCTGGTTGTCCATCATATAGTAATGCTTCTTATATAAACGCAACACCAAGATTTACTGTTGGCGTTGAGAACATTGTAAACCCTAATACAAACCAAGAAATTGACATGTCAAATGCTGTTACTGGTAGATTGGATTTCAATGATGGTAATAACAACTACTATATCGGACCTTGGTCTGACAACTATAATGAAAGACCTTCTATCCCAAGATTCTTTATGCAGATTCGTAATGGTGAAGTTGAAGAACCTATAGTAGTTGAGCCTTTTACTGACATTGGAACATATACATTGAAGAATACAGATAGTATATCTTCTGTTTTTGGTAGTTCAGTAAATGTAAATACATCCACTTATGGTGCCGTCTTTATGGAAGTTACACCAGCTCAAGATGTGGATGTTACTGGTTGGATATGCTATGACAACTATGCTACAGATGAAAGACAATGGTATGGTAATGTTTTTGATTCTAATTTTGAGAACCAACTATCTCAAGCAAGTGATGGTTCAATACAAGAACTTGGTGAAATTTCAACTGGTGTATATGGTCATGAATTTAGACGTAGTTCAGCTCTTCATCTAACAGCCAATACTACTTATAGATTCTTGGTTGGTATCCCACGTACTGATAATGATATGTTGGTACAATATAATACACCAACAAACCAAAAGACTTTACACTTGTTCGCAAGTGGCTACAATGTATCTCAATGGGTAACATATAGCAGAGCTAACAATGTACAGGGTATAAATTTTGTAATCAAAGACGCTAATCACGAATGGAGAATTTAGAAATGGCAATAAACAAAGTTTTATATAATGTTGACCAAAGAAATGACACCACTTCAAGCGAGAAAGAAACTGCTCGTTTGAATATAGGTGCTTCAGATGGTAAGATTCCTTGGGTTGAATATAACCCAGGGAGTCCAACCCCTTATGTTGACCCTTCTACTATATCTGTTGTTACCTCGGAACAAGGTACAAGAATACAGAATGACGATGCTTCAAAGAAATACTTTGTAGCTCCAGACTTCACTACTCCAACAGATACTGGGAAATTTTTTGGTATTGGCGTTGATGGACAAGCTAAATGGCAATCCATCCCAAATCCACCTAAAGACATTTTCATTGACCAATACAGCTATGACTTGAAGAACATTGGTACAAACACTTCTGTACTAAAGACAATCATGATACCACCAGGAACAACTAAAATTATAGGTTCTTTGGATTGCTATCCAAATAGTGGTTTTGAATCTTTGTCTATAGTAACAAGAAAAAGTGATAATACACTATACAATGGTAGTGGTTCAGTAAATGCTACACAACTTTTAGCTTTAGATGGTGATACACCAGCTATTGGACAATACCATAATACTATCCCTTTTCAGTTCAAGGTGACTGGAAACCCAAATGATGGAACTTGGAATCATATTGCTATAAAGGGGCAAGCTGAAAGCGTTGAAGCAAACTATCATCTTTCTAATATATTGGTTACGTTCATAAAAGAATCGTAATCAAGGGAACATAAACAAATGAATGAAATAGTTTCTTACATTGTTTCAGCTATACCAAGTGGAGCACTACCAATAGTGGTGCTTCTTCTTGGGTTTGCCTATCTTTATTTCAAATTTGGAAAAGTTGAAAAAGATAGAGAGAAAACAAAAACACAAAGAGACCAAGATTCTGAATCTATACACGACCAACTTTTGAGACATGAATTCAAAATAGCAGAATTGTCTGGAATAGTAAACTTACATAAAGACAAACTTGATTCTATAGATAAACAACTTGGAATAGTAAATCAAGAACTAGTAAAACTAAATGTCCAAGTGGAACATCTAGCTACTGCTCTTGAAAAACAAAATGAAATTATGATGAGACAAATAAATGGAGTAAACAATGGCAAATAATCCAACAAAATCTTCTTCTAAAAGTTCTTCATCTTCTAAATCAGAAAAAGAACAAAATAGTAAATACAAACCATATAGTTTTGACGATTTCAATAAAGATTTCGTTGAATTTGGTAAAGAATGGATACCAGGCTATAAAACATACATTGGTGCTGTTTCTGACCCAAATTATACTTTAGCTCAAGCTGGAGATGATTTGTCAAGAGACTTTGTACCGTTTTATAATCTTTATAGAAATGGTAATACAAGTCCAGCCGACTATCTTTTTGAGGCTCTTTTACTTGGCTCACCTTATGCGAAGAAATTAGCTAAAAAGGTTAGCAAATTTTCAGATAAAGCAAAAACTTATTTTTTGGGTGATAAACCAAAGAATGTAAGCACAATAAATGTTACAGGAAATAACTTTAGTGCTAAAGCACCAACATCTATGAATACAGACTTTTATGAATTTACTCCTGAAGAATTAGCTGAAACAAATTATAATCTTGGTAGTTTCTTTGATGAAAGAGCTAAAGTTCGTAATGAAGCAGCAGACGATGCTAGAAAACTTTATAATATGGAAAAAGACTTGGATGTTGTAAATCAAAAAGCTAAAATGCTTGATGATTTTGAAAAAGCAACGGGTGGCAAATACCAAGTTTTAGTTGACCCAACTGGTAATAGATTCTATACTATGATGGATGAAACTCCATATAGAATTTATGGTGAACAAGTTGTACCATACGACCCTCGTTTAGGTGAAGCAAAACTTACACCAATGACAAGAGATGAAATGGACGAATTTGTTTTCAATAAAGATACAAAACACTTGGAACCAAATCCAGCTTATGACCCAAGAATGTTGATACCAGAACTTGAAGAAAATTATAAAAATGCTGTTACAAAGTTCAACAAGAAAATCAAAGATAATAGCCATCTTTATGATATAGATTTCTATAAGAATGGTTCAAGACTTTCCAAAATTTTGGAGCAGTTGCTTGATGAATAGTTTTTATTTGCTCAGTTCAAACAATGACAATAAACTATGGCAAAAATATGACAAGTTTTGGGAATTGACTAAACCAATAAAAACTTTTATAACTGACGAATATAATGAAATCTTTGTCATAACATTGTATAAGGGCTTTAGGACAGATGGACTTTCTGTACCTAAAGTTTTCCAATGGTTTTTGCCACAATGGGATAATAAGAACCCAACATACAATCTTGCTCGGAATTATACACGATGCTCTTTACACACGAAAAGGGTTTGACTTGCTTTCAAGAGAAGAATGTGATTCTGTTTTGCGTGGTATAATGAGAGATAGTGGTATTTCTCGTTTCAAAGCGGGTTGTGCGGATAAAGCCGTAGAATGGTTTGCTGGCGGAAATGAGCATTGGGGCAACGATGATTTTGATAACTTTGACCTAATCTCTATAGCATAGTTTATTTTTGTGACAATATGTGTATAATCTACATTATATTATAATATAAGAATTTTTATAATATATTATATTAGTGTAGATTATACAAATAATGTCACAAAATTTACTATGGCATATAGAATGTTTCAAGTGAAACATATCTCATAAATATAGATATAGCGAAAATAACACAGTTTTCGCTTGAAATAAACCCTTTTGTGTAAGAGAGAGAAATATGATAAAGAATGGAAATATAATCCAAATGGTTGCCGCAGATTATGGAATGTGCGGACTTTTGCGTGTATGTTGGCCAGCGGATGTTTTGAAAGCTCATGGTTGTAACAATATATTTTGTTCACGAACCTATATGTCATCTTTACCCACACAAGCCGTTTTGGTTCAAAGAAGTCTTGATAAAGCTTTCAATGCTTCACTAAAGAAAGAACCATCATTGAAAATCGCAGATTTTGACGATATGCTTTTCCCTTTATATGGGGAATACTTACCATCATACAACAATGTAAAATATAGAAATGATGAAAAAGTTTGTAAAGAAGCTATGGAAGATTTATGTACTTTCATAGATAAAATCACAGTTTCTACAGAATACTTGAAGCAAGCTATCTTGGATAACTATAACTTTGATAAAGTTGAAGTTGTACCAAACTATCTTCCACGATTTATTTTTCATTATAATAGAAAACCTCATATAACAGAAGATATAAAGAAACCACGAATAGTTTATGCTGGTGGTGGTCAACACTATAATAATACACTAAAACAAACTGGTGATTTTTCACCATCTTTTGTACAGTTCTTACACAATATAGTTGATAAATGTGAACTAATTTTTGTTGGTGAGCTACCCTTCTTTATGGAAGATGTAAAAGATAAAATACAAGTTCATCCTTGGGTGAATACTTTGAATTATGCTAATTTTTTGTATAGCCTAAATGCTGATTTTATTTTAGCACCACTAAAAGAAAATGTTTTCAACAAATGTAAATCAAATTTGAAATACTTGGAATCTTGTGCCGTTGGTTCAGTTTGTTTTGCTTCGGATTTTGAATTTTCTCCCTATAGTATGGTTGATAACGATGCGAAATTTACTTGGACTATGAACGCAAAACAACTTGAATATAACTTTTGGAATTTATGTAATAAAGATGTTTATAATAGAATTTTAGATAAACAATACGATTATATAAACGAAATGTGGCTTGAAAACAATATAAACTTACACTATAAACTTTTCATTGACAAAGAGGTAAATATATGAAAAAAGCTATAAAGAAAGAAGAACCAAAGAAAGAAGAAATTGTAAAAGAAACCACTAAAGATAATACACAGTTTATTGAAAAACTCATTGAACAAAACGAAAAAATCATTGAGCTTTTAGAAAAACTTGTAAAACGATTTGAGGTGTAATATGGGTAAAATACAAGGATATAATCTCATTAGAAATAGTAAACTGCGTCATAAACAAATGAGATACTTGATGGATAATATGAAAGAACCAAATCTTTCAAGACTTTCTTTTGCTTCTTGTAATACACTAAACAATACTTTCAATACAAATGGTAGTATATTAGATACAGCTGCTATCACTTATAGAATTATGAACCATCAAGGTTTTGGTGATGGGGCAACTCGTACAAGTGATTCACAACCAACTTTTGGTAGTGTAGCAAACTTTATGTGCAGTATACAAGACTATCTTCCACAAGATTTGCGTTCAACTACCCCAAGTCATAAACTATGGAATAGAACATCTTTTAGAGAAAATAGTGAAACCGAAATACTATCCGAAGAAACAAGAGAACTTTTAGAAGAAATGTGTCAATGGCTAATGTCAATGAAATATAAAATTGAAGACCAACTCACATCAAACTACTTTATAGATGGTAAAGCAAATGTTTTGGAAATCTTGAAAAGAAGATATAAAGACCAGTGGTCCGAAAGAACTGAACAAAATGTTGACGCAAATGTAAATGGTGATAATAAGCTACAAATAGTTTTTGAAGATTTATGATTATAAAATATAAGCTATCTAAACCACAGAAAGACTTTGTGAATAGTAAAGCACGATTCACAGTTTTCAATGCTGGTCGTTCAAGTGGAAAGACTTTTACGGCTTCTTTGATTGCTGTTAGAGCTTTACTTGAACAAAAGAAAGTGATTATATTTGCTCAAACTAAAGGAACTTTGAGAGATTGCTTGATGTTAGCTATACGAGAAAGACTTGAAGAAATAGCTACACCAATGGGAATTGAAGTGAAATGTAATGAAAACACTTTCAAGGTTACTTATGGTAATGGTGCTATTTACGGCATGTCCTATGAAAATATAGAAGCATGTCGTGGTTTCACTAATATATCTGTAGCGATTTATGACGAAATTGCTTTGGCTCCACCAAATTTACTTTCCACAGTTGTATATTGTTTGCGTGGTAAAGATATAGAACCAAGACAATATGCTATGACTACCCCAAGATTTGGAACTTGGTGGAACAAATACTTGAAAGACCATAGTAATGACCCAAATATAAAAATTATACACTCAACTATCTTTGATTTGAACAATAAAGAAAATGATGACCTATCTATCATCAAAACTGCTCAAATTGAAAATATGATAGCTAATGAAATAGACGAAACTATGTTGCGTCAAGAGCTATATGGTGAAATAGTTGATGATAATACAGCTGGTGTCATATTTTCTGCTGACTTATTAGACCATGCGGGATTTTCTTTACACAATGATGTTGATGGCTATGCTATAGGAATTGACTGTAGTGGATTGGGTAAAGACTCACATGTAATACTTGTGAGAAACCAAACAAAAATTTTACAAATTGTGGAAAAGAAATTGGCTACAGAATCCGAATTATGTAATATAGTTCGCCACCTAATAGACCAATATGGTAAATCAAAACTTTCTCATATTTGTATAGACGAAGCTTATGGACTTGGACTTGCCGAAAGACTACGAGAAGTGGATATAACCCCAGTTTTAGTACCCTTTGGTGGTTCACCTAAAAATAAAGCTTTTGCTAATAATAGAGCGGAAATGTATATGAATTTGAAAAAGGGTATTGAATCAAATGGTTTATTTGGTATAACTCCAGAACTTTATAGAGAACTACAAGCAACCAAATATATTTTGAATCAAACTGGTAAAATACAAATTATACCAAAAGATGATATAAAATTGAATCTTGGTCGTTCACCCGACATAGCTGACGCATTGGCTTTGACTTACTATAGCCCAATAGTACCAAGTGAAACTTATGAAAATATAGTAAGAAATACATGTCGCTATCTTGGATAAAATAAATAAAAAATAAAAATTATACATATAATGTACACATAATAGAACATGGCTATCTCCATGTATAAGAGAGGAAAAAATGGAAAACGAAAATCCACAAAATATGAATGTTGAAGTTGAAGCACCAGCAAGCACAACCGAAACATCTGCCACCACTACACTTGATAATAGTTCAAACACAAATGCTGATGTGGTTGAAACAAAAACAAATGATAGTGAAAATAATGTTGATACCAATGGCGGTACACGAAGGGAATATACAGATTTAGAAAAAGCTCAATACTCTTTTCATAAGCAGTTTGCTCGCCAACAGAAAAAGTTTGATAAGCAAATGGCTGAAATGAAGCAGTATTATGAGAATCAACTAAATGAAAGACTCCCAAAACCTGCTCCAAAAACAAGAGCCGATTTCCCATACGATGATGAATATGTCAAATACTTGGTTGGTGAACAAATGAATCAGTTCATGAACCAGAAGATGATGGAATATAATCGTCAAATGGAAGCACAACAGAAGTTAGCTGCTGAAGAACAAATGTTGCGTGAAAAAGCTGAAAGAAACATTATGAGAATGTTACCAGATGAAAATGAACGTAACGCTTGGAAAGCAACAGTAAAGCAAGCTGTAAATAATGGTCTTGGTGAAAGATTGGACGCAGCTGAAAATAAACCTATTGCTGATTTTATTTTGTATAGTCCTATTGGACCAAAAGCATTATATGAATTAGCAACAAACAAAGAACTTGCCGATGAAATTTTAGACGAAGATTTGTCCGAAACAGAAAAGAAATATATGTTAGATGAACTCGTTTATAATGTAATGGCAAAACCCACAACAAATGTAAATGTAAACCCACAACCAGTTCAAGCTCCTAAAGCCGTTGGTAGACCTGGGGTTGGTGCTACACCAATAAAGAAACCTTGGGATTCTAAAGAAGGACTTTTGCGTTTAGCTGGTGTAAAATAAAAACAATCATATTTTAGAGGATAACATATTATGGCTACAAATGACCAGAATTTTAGTAATAACGTAAAGACCAACATCATCAAGACTGTTGTTTACGCAAACACCCCATATTTGAAGAAGGCAGTTTCTTATGTCCCAGAATCACAGATGAAGGACAAGAAGCTTGGTAACAAATACAAGGTCTATATCCCTGACCCAGGTAAGACTCGTATCGTTAGCTCCGCTGATGGTAAAGCTGGCTTACAGGCCCAGGTTGACCCAATCAACGAAGTTGAATACGAAATCGTAACCAAGGCTGGCTTGAACGATTGCGAACTCACCGAATGGAACAAGATTGGTGATGTAGAATCTTGGTCAAAACAGATTGCTCAGCCACGTGGTAAGTCTGTTGCTCGTACAGTTGAAAAGGATGCTATTGACTCCACCGTCTTCCGTGCTGCTCAAGCTTCTGTTTTCTCTGCCGGTGACTTGAATGCTATCGGTGATGCTTCTTCTTACCTTGACCTTACTGGTGCTACTGGTGAAAAGGTTACTTTCATCTACCCAACCGTTGGTTCTCGTTTAGCAAAAGCTGCTCTTGGTGCTTTCAACCAGCAAGACATTGCTAAAGACCTTTATAAAGACAAGTTCTTGGGTCGCTATGCTGAATCCGCAGTTGTAACAGAATCTTACATGCCAATCGTTGAAGGAAATAGTGCTGCTTCCGCAACTATCTCTTTGACACCTGTAACTGCTAATGGTGAAAGAATTGGTTTTGAAGCTATCACATCTGTAACAACCTCTGCTCCAAAGGGAACACCTTTCAAAGTTGAAGGTTTGAAGCTTGTTGATAAGAATGGTGTACAGACCGATGCTGACTATGTAATCATCTTGGAAGATGACAATGGTCATATCCCAGAATTGAGAATTGAAGTTGAAGGCAAGGCTTGTAACAATGCTAATGCTTGGGTTGCTTCCGATGTAACCGAATTGACATTGACACCTATGCTTGAAAGTGGAAAGAAATACGCAGTAACCCAGACTCGTTTGGAATCTGCTGTTGCTTTTGACTCCTACAAGTTTAGTGAACTCCCAGGTACAAAGTCTACTACCGAAGAAATTGACTCCCCAATCGAAGTCCAGATTTACGAAGGTGGTAACATTGGTGACTTTAGCTCAATGGTTCGTATCGTCGTACCTTATGCTGTAGGTCTTCCTGACCAGCGTGAAGCTGTTCTCTCTTACATTGAAATGTAATAAAAGAGCTTCTTCTCTCTATAAAGTGGTATCTTGTATTGAGATACCACTTTTCTTTTTCTATAAATATAATGGATAGTAATATAAACCATGAGGTAATAAATGGCTATAAGTGTAAATGAAATTATACAAAATGCTTTTCAAAGATGTTCACTTGTTGGGGATGGTGAATCCGCAACTGGTACACAGTCTTTATGTGGTTTACAAGATTTACAATCTCTCATTAGTGAACTCAATACAGAAAATGATGTTTTAGAGAATTATGAAACTTTTGATATAAGACCACTATACAAAAACAATAGAATCAAATTTGCTATAAAACCCAATCGTTGGTTTGAATATGATAAACTTGACGATGTGGATGTTGATGCTCTTGAATATGGTGATATAATCCGTGTCCAAAATGACCAAAATCAGTTTTATACTGTTGTTGACCAAATGGGAGCGAAGAATCTTCTTACATCTCCATCTTGGATTGAACAGATGAAAGAAATGTGGGCAGATGTTTGGGTTGAAGAATTGCCAGATAGAACTATTGGTACAGCAAGAAAGATAGCCAATCGTTTTGTACAACTTGAACCAGTTGATAAAATGAAAATTGACGCAACTACTAAAACACATCTTCCAACAATGTACTCTTGTGAAAATGAAACAAAGATTGTATATCCAATGTCAAACACAGTTGAAGGCTTTGAACCATATTATGTTGAATACTTTATTATAGAATTTGACACAAATGTATCAACCGATTATAGAATCACAGTTTTGAAGGGTATACCAAAATATAAAATGACGGATACAATCCATCTTTCTTCAAAATACGAATCTCTTTTAGAAGATGGTTTATGTGTAAAATTGTGTCAAAGATATAAACTAATGGATATAAAGGGTGATTTTGAAAAAGATTTTGAAGCACAAAAATATAAAATCCAAAGAATAAACTATGCCAATAGACCTATGACTTATAGTTGGTCAAATCAACAAACTTGGGATAGAGACTTTTCTAATTTTGCTGGCGGTGTCGGTTGGGGGGTATAATAAATGCCACAAAATACAATAATATACTCTCTCGTAGGTGGAAGTGATGCTATATTGGCAGCACCAAATATATGTGGTTCTGCCGTTTCAAGAAATCTTTTCACAGAAAATAATACAGATGGTGATAATAAAGATGTAAGAACTTACTTACAATCCGTACCAGGTATAAAATACTTTGATAGTTTTGGTTCGGATGGTTCTTGTGATGGTTTATATGTACCATCTACTGGTCTTGAAACTATGGACTATGAACAATGTTTGTTCGTAGCCTATAAGGGTATTGTCTATCGTGTAGATAGTACTGGTGCTCATTATGAAATTGGTGACTATGCTCTTGGAAATACAGTTTGTTTTGCCGAAAGTGGTGGTGAACGAGCTGTTTTGATGTGGGTTGATGGAACCAATATACATGGCTATGATATAAAGAAAGATGAAACTGTTGAAATCACTTTACCAAAACGAGCTGACCCAAACGCAACCGTAAATACTTATGTACAACCTACACATATTTGTGTAGTTGATGGCTCTATCGTAATAAACGATAAGGGTTCTTCTTTCTGTTACTATAGTATCAGATTTCCACTTGAAACTAAAAAGAGAAAAGTTTATGATTTGACTTGGGATGCTTCTCAAAGCAAATATGTTGTACAATATAAAGATGATGGAATCACAGTAAAACAAAAAGAAGTTGATAGTGGTTTATATTGTTTCTTGGATAACTATGGTGTACAAAAAACAATGAACTCTTATGCTTCAAGTGATAAATGCGTTGCTATCACATCTATCGGACCACTTTTGACTATGTTTGGTCCAAGTTCTATAGAATTTTACCAGAAATCTTCAAGTGATTCTACACAACTATGGCAACGAACCTCTTATACTATAAACAAAGAACAAGGTCTTGAAGCTCCATACTCTTTAGCTTCTGTAAACCATAAACAGTTTTGTATAGGAACTGGTAAATCAAATGCTAAATGTGTCTTGATGATTGACAATACAAATGTACAGAAAATCTCACCACTTTGGCTTGATAAGATTCTTTCCACACACGATGTAAAAGATGTAAAGGGTTGGTCATACTCAAAGAATAACCATAGTTTCTATCTTTTCTCTATAGAAAATGAATGCTATGTTTATGATGTAAACACTAATGAATGGCACATTAGAAGTTCAAGAAACTTTTATACTGGTAAGCAAAAGAATTATATGCCACTATATGCTTGTTGGTGGAACAATAAAATTATAACTGGTTCAAGTGAAAGTGGTCACTTATATGAGCTTGACGAAAACTACTACTATGAAGATTTTGATAATGTAAATCGTTTACCACTTTTGAGAATGCGTCAAACCCCAGTAATCACAACAAACTATAAACCTTTTATAATCTATGAACTTTCTGCCGAATGTAATGTTGGTGCTACAGCTGACTATGGTAGAGCTTCTAAAGCATTGTTACAAGTTTCAAGAGATGGTGGCTATACTTACGGAAACGTAATAGAAGCTTCATGTGGTAGAAGAGGTCAATATAATGCTCGTTTGAGATGGTTGAACCTTGGTATGAATCGTCAATGTGTATTGAGAATCTCATACTCCGAACCAACAGATTTCGTCATATCTGATTCTTCTATAAGAGCACAAGAATTGAACACATCTATCTAATGGAGAAAATATGGAAATAAACAATACAAGTGGACTTGGTGAAATAGTACAAGCACTAAATGGAACTTGGGAACGCTCATTAGACGATGGGTGGACGGTTTTAGAAAATGGTAAACTAAAAATTTATAAAAAGCTCGTCACTGGTACGGGTGAAACTGGTTCTATAACTTTACCACCAAAGTTTATGACCCAAAGAGAAGATATAACTCCATACTTTCGTTTTACAAAAAATGGACTAAAGGGTGGAATTATAACACTACAAGACAATGCTTTGGAACTAAATAATACAACAACAAATGAATTAGTAGTAATCTTACAGTTTTAGAGGAACAAATTATGGGATTTACAGATTTTTTAGGTGATATACTTGACCCAGGTGACCTTTTTGGTACACATCAAGATTCACGAATTGAAAGAGCAAATGCTGCTGCTCAAAGAGCTTATGATAAAGCAGAAGAAATGAAATCTGCTAACAAAACTTTGAATAGAGACTACTGGGGTAAAATAAATAACACTTATGGTGATGAAGCTGGCAAGGTTGGTGATAGGGTTTCGGCTCTTGAAAATCTTGATGTTTATAACCCAGGTGAATTTGACTATACGGGTTCAGTAAACGATTTTTATAGCAAAGCTGCTAACCAAAGAATCAAAGACGCAACAGATAAAATGCGTGAATATGGTGATTTGTGGTCAAGTGATTTTGCTGATGCTATGTTGGCTAAACAAACTGCTATGGCAAGTGAAGAATGGGATAAAGCTTATGACCGATATAACCAAGACCGTTCAAGAGCTTTACAAGAATGGTCTACAAATGCTAATATACAGAACCAATACTATCAAAACCAATATAACAAGAATAAAGATTTGTTAGGTGTATCTCAAAATGCTCAAGATAATCTTATGAATGCTTATGGCACATATACACAAAACAATATGAATCTAAACAATACAACTGCCCAAAACTACGCAAACCTCGTACAGCAACAAGCTGCTAATGAGAATAGTAGAAAGGGTATATTAGGTCGTGTCTTTGGATAATGGAGGAAATATAATATGATACCTTTATGGTTGCTTCTCGCTTCAAAAGCTGGTCAAGCTGAATCAAACAATGTAAACCAGCTCAATGCTCAACAGAAAAACATCGTCACTGGTCAATCTTTTGGACAAAATACTCCACAAAACAATAGTGGTTTTGGCGGAAACTTTACATCCGTTTATAGTACAATCTTTGATAGAGATGATGAAGATGAACTTGAAAAGAAAAAGAAGTTGATGAATCCTACAGTATAATAGGGAGACTTTTATATGGCTAAAATGTCAAATGTATATGGTACAGTTTTAGATGAACCAATGGTCAATGACGAACTTGGTAAGTTTGAAACTATCTTTATACCTGTTTCACATACAGATAGTGACGCAAATTGGTCTATAGAAGATGATGATTTACTTACTGCTCAAACACAAGAAGAACACAATAAACTTTTGAATACTTTTTATAATGAACGCATGACTAACCCAATGTGGAAAGAAATGGGCATTATAGAAGAAAAGAATAGTCCACACTATAACTCCAAAGACGATAAACCAAGAAAAGATGTAAATGCTCGTTCAAGTGTAATAAACAATATAGCTTATGATAAAGACAATAATCTTGCGTTTTTACAAATGGGTAAAAAATGGTACACTTATAGTGCTTCTCCCGAACAGTTCAAACGATTTATGTCTGCTGGCTCTTTGGGTAAAGAAATGAACAACATCAAACATGGCAAGTCAACATCTATGGAAAAAACGGCAGTAAGAAAAGCACCACAACATAATAGTGGTTCAATCTTCTCAACAGTTTTGAATGGGTTACTAAAATAAATATATAAAGAGGAAAATAAAATGGCTCTATCAAATTTACCACAAGTTGCTACCGTCTCTGGTGTCTATACACCAAGAGATTTTACGCAGCAACTAAACGATATGTCATCAAATAGTGCTAATGCTTTGAGAAATGCTTTTGATTTTGCTATGGATATACAAAATGAAATGGTAAAGAATAAGCAATCCAAACTTATGGACGATGAAATCAAAAGACAACAGATTTTGAAAGAAAACATTGCCAATGATGAAAGACTTTTGGTCAAGTTACAGAAAGAACTTGAATTGCTCAAAAATGGCGAAGATGTTGAAGTTCGTAAGGGAACTCAAATGCTACAGCAAAATAATACAAAACCAGTTCAAGATAAACTTGATATGTTGAATAGCATAGATGGTTCTATGTGGAATTGGGCAAATGTTAGTGGAGGGAATTTATAATGTTTGACGATTATACTTTAGAAGAACTACAAAGATTAGGTATAGACCCAAAACTAATGAATAAAGACCAACTTGCTATGTTACAGCAAAGATTGGGTGTAACTGCTGATGGTGCTTTTGGTCCTCAAACCGCAAGAGCTTTACAAGAAAATCTTGGTGTAAAAGTTGATGGTAAGTGGGGTAAACAATCTTCTGGTGCTTATGCTAATGCTTGGACACAAGCACGTAATGATGAACAACAGTACCAAAATGCTTTAGCTCAAGGTAGAACTAACCCTTTAGTTCAAGATTTTACCGATTTTTATAACAATGAACAAGCTAAAGCTCTTGAACAAGAAAAAGCAAGACAAGAAAAGATTGCTAAACTTGAAACTCAAATTGCTATGGTCAAAGAAAGAATTGAGAGAAATAAAAGAGCTTTAGTTGGTAAATCTTATGAAGATGTAAATAGAAAACTTGCTCAACTTGATATGAAGAAAGTTGGTTTGCGTTTGAACCACAACAATGCTAATACCGACCCAACTAACTTATGGCGTTGGAATCAAGGTAGACTTGATACTAAAGAAGCTAACGCAAAAGTTGATGGACGTGCTTTACAGAAATGGGGATATGAAATCCAACCAACTTTACAGCAAGAAATCAACCCATACAACTATCAAGAACAAAGAGAACAGTTGAAAAATGTTAGAACTCTTATTGCTAATGGTAGAGCTTTAGGTGCTTCTAAAGAACAACTCATGCCACTCTTGGAAAAAGAAGCCGAACTTACAGATTTAGTTTCTTCAACTTTCAAGAATGAAGCAACAAGCAGAAACATCAAATCTCAAATGGCTCAATATGATAAACAACTACAGCAAGGTACTATAAAAGCTGCTGAATATAGAGATAAGATTCAAGGTCTTTTGGATAACTTGCCAGAAGGCTATGAAGAAATCCGTCAAGAACTTGAAACAAAATTGAAGTTTGGTAAAAAGAAAGCCACACCATCATCTATACCACAAGTGTAAGAGGTAAATAAATGGCTGAAAAACAGAAAATGGAAAATATGAAAAAGTCTTATGTTGCCACACCCCAAGACGAATGGGTGATTGGCAATATGAAGGCAGTTCTTGATTGGGCTAAAAAATATAATAAAGCCCAATATGGAAATATAAAAGAAGCTTTCAACAACTACCAAAATGCTCATGGTATGAATGGTAAAGTTCAAGCTTTTGAAAAACTAAAAGCTTCTTTGGTCAACAAAGATGGTAAAAACCTAACTGATGTAATGAATGGTTGGTATGATGAATATGAACCAAAAATTAGAGAGGTTGCTAACCAATATACAAATGGTGATATGGATTTAGTACCACTAAAACCAGAAACCAAACAGATGAAAGAAATTTGGGATGCTATAAGACCATCACTTTCTTCTATGCCAATAAACGAACCACAAACAAGTGATTTGGATGTTGGTGACATGTATAGTGATAAATACACACCTGATCAAATGGCTCAACTCGCAGCTCAATATGGCTATGACTATAGTGATAAAGATGATAGAAACGAATTTTTCAAGCTCGCAAATGATTATATCCAATCTAAAGACCTTGAAAAAATTTGGAATGAACCATCACTTGGTAATGTTCTAACAAGTGTAGCTTACCCAGTTTCAAAAGAATATGCTAAAAGAAACTATAATGATATACCAACAGATAACTTTTGGAATTTTGCTGGTAAAATGGCTCCAGCTTTAGCTACAGATGTAGCTTCACAAGGTGCTATGGCTTATGGTGGAAATTTAGCAAATTTGGGTAAAAATGTTGTTACTAAAACTTTAGGAAATGTTGGTGGTAATATAGTTTTAGCTCCAACACTCACTGAAGTTGGTCAAGTTGCTTTGAATGATAAACCAGTTGAAGATGCCGTTCAAGATGCTTTAGTTGGTATGGCAACAAACTATGCTGGCCCAGGTGCTGTTTTTGGTACAATGGATAGAATTGCTAATAGAGCAAAATACTTGAATTTGGAAAAACCACAAAGGGTTTTACAAGACCAAATTGACCAAGCCGTAAATAAAGCTTCACAAACTATAAAAGAAGCAAGAAAAGGTAAACAAATACAACTGAATGACGGAACTTATGCTCTTCTTACTAAAAATAATGATTATATCCCAGTAAAATATAATCCAAATAAAACTCATATAACACAAGAAGAACTTGAAAATGCTTTACACACAAGTGCTATAGCAAGAGGTGATGTTGCCAACCCAGGACGATGGTTTGGAACTATGGGTAAAAATAAAGAAAGAATAAAACATCAAAATTTACTAAATGAAGATATAAAAAACAACCCAGAACACGCAAATTTTCCAGAAAAAATGGAAGAAAAAGTGAATAAAATACTTGGTGAAAGACAACCACTTACAGATGAAGCTATGTCTTTCATGGCACTAAATCCAAACTATAGAGAATCTTGGGGAAATGCTCTTGGTAGATGGTATAAAGAAACTGCTGAAGCACCAAAAAATATATTTACTAATCTTCTTTCTTCTAACCGTGCTGCTGACCAACTTACAAGAAATGTATCTCGCTTGAATGGGGTATATGAATATGGTCAAGCAAAGAAAAAAGCAGATGATTTGACTATGGACGATATAAACAATGATGCTGAAATGGCATTATACGCAAAGTCTTATGCTAACTATCTAAAAAATAAGGGATACTACAAAGAACCCAAGAAGCCTAAAGATTTGAGCGAAGATAAAGCCAAGAAAATTAGAGCGTCTATAAAATCCGTTTATGGTCTATAATAAAAAAGAGAGCTTTTTAGCTCTCTTTCTTTTTTCTCTTTTTCTGTAGTTCTTTATAGTAATCTTTATGTTGCTCTCTCCACTTTCTTTGATACTCTCGTTGATACGCAGCATAATCGTCTTTTTGTGAAATAGTGATGTCTTTATGTTTCTTATACTCATCCCTATGTTCATCCCACCACTTTTTATTTTTCTTTCTTTGGTCTTCTTTTCTTTCTTCCGACCAATGTCTTTCAAGTTTACCAAGTCTATATAGTTCTTTCATGCGTTCACTTTGTGCTTTTCTTTCTTCTTCAGTCCATACATGTCTCATATTATACCTCAAATTTGTTTGTTGCTTGTGTAGATGGAACAGATAAACTGTTGTATAAATCTTCATCATTATGGTCAAAACAATCACTTGTGAAAACCCAAGACTTATGATTTTCTTTTTCTTCCAAGAATTTGATTCTTTCTTCCATCTTTGCTAAAATTGCTTTGATTTCTTCTAAATCTTTTTTGATTTCGTTTTCCATATATTTTACTCCTATGCTAAAAAGTCAGATAAAATGTTTAGGTTTTCTTGAAGTTCTTTCTTGATTTTACTCATTGTAGAATATGCTTCAATGCTTTGTTGTATATCACGAAGTTTTCTAATGCGTTCAAGTTTCTTGCTATCACGATTCTTGCTTCTTTCCAAGTTCTTCAATGAAGATGCAGCTGCCATATAACGAATGTCTAAAACGGCTTGCTCCATATCATCTGTCCAAGTGGTATTTGGATTATAATAGTGAAAAATCTTCTTTATGTTTTCCATATAGGTTTTACAATCGGTTGGTTGTTTTTCCCACAAGAGCCATCCGTTTTGGTCACATGGAATGTGAAGATACTGAACGATTTGTCTTGTTTTCAAGGTTTCATTAGGTTGAACGAATTTGTATTTGTACATATTTTATACTCCTATGTTTATTGGTTTTATATTATATTTATAATAAAAAATTTTGAAAAATTGTTTCTTTTCTCAATCTCTTTATTTTATTTATAATGAAAATTTCCGAAATTTTCTTACAAAAAGCTTATTTCTTTCTTACAAAAAACTTACAATATGCGTTTATGCTCATATAAGCATAGCAAATGTAAGCAAAAAATAACATAAAAGTAACAAATTTTCAGAAATTTTTATTATAAATATAGTATAAATGAGGGATAAAACAATGGATTTTGAACAAGAAATGGATGGTTTTCTTTTTGATTATAAAGTGGATTATAACGATTTATTAGCCAATCCACAAAAATACATAGCTATGTTTTATGACTATAGCGAACGCAAATTTGACCAAGAAACCATAAAAACATATTTTAGAGAAACCTTGATACCCCAAGCAAAAGAACTATACATTGACGAAAAACTATGGGATTTAGAAGAAGATTTTGTATAAATATGCAGTTCTAAATGAAACAAAATTTTTGAAAACCCCTTGACAAGAATAAAAATTTTACTATATTTTATTATAAATAGAATAGAGAGGAAAATGAATTATGAAAAAGATAGTTTACAATGAATATACCAATACCACCACAACACATCTTGGTGCTAAAATTTTGCCAACAAATTTGAACGATTGCTTGAAAAAAGCTTCTAATTTTGTTGCTTCCAACCTAAATGATTTTGTCCATAGTGAATTTTGTGACAATACTTGTATAATCTACAATAATAATAATATAAAAGATTCTAAAGATTTATATAATAATGTAGATTATACAAATAATGTCACAAAAATACTATGTGCTATGAAAAAGAAAGCTCAACATGAACTTTTGGACATCCACTTTTTCCCAATCAAATATAGTTCACAAAACGAAAACAAAGAAATGGCTTACGTCCAATACAACTTGAACAATGCTCTTTACTCTATGCTAGTAAACTTTGAAAATTGGAAATGGTTGGTCAATGCCACTCATTGTGAATTTGAAGTTGAAACTTGTGATGTTGAAAAAACACTATGGTTCGTAGCCAATGCTCTATCAAGCAACCCAAGAATCAAAGAAGCTTGCGTAAATACTACTCTAAATCTTTACATCAACAATGATTTGTCTTTCATAGCTCAAGATTTTAGAAATTTTGAGAAAGTCATGAATTGGTTTGATAATATGGACAAATACATTGCCGACCGTATAAACTTTGATAAAATTGACACCAATAAGACTTTGATGGTCTATGTTTATGGTGAAAAAGACTATGGTTGGAGAGAAATTGTACACAAGAATGGTGAAATGTGTTTGTATTTTACCCCAACCGTCAAGAAATACTTGAAGAGAATCAACAAATCCATGTCTGGTCAAAAGTTTCACAAATATGTAAATGAATTGTTGGGTAAATGGTTTGTTTTAGAGGGTAAAGCATGGGATTGTTTCCGTCAAAACATGTCAAGAACTATAGACGATTTAGACGAAAGAATTGGAGCAAATGCTTGCCAAATGATGGTTGAACAATATGTAAATGGTATGGCTCGTTTCTATGATGTTGAAATGGTCAATGAAGAAGATGTTTCCAATGAAGCAATAGTCAAAGAAGAAATTGAAACACCAGTTGAAAACAATGTAGTTTTCGTAAGAGAAACCTATGAAGAAGCTCAAAAAGCTCTTGAAGAAAAGAGAAAGAATGAATGGAAAGATATAGAAATCCCAGATGTAAATGACCCAGATTTTTGGTCTAAACTATAAATATAATATAAACAACAAATATAGGAGATAAAATATGTTGAATATAGATAAAAACGATTTACCAAAATGGGCAAGACCAATCAACCATCGTTACAAACAAGTTTATGCTAACTATGAAGCCGAAAAGCAAAATGGTGAATGGTTTGAGAATGTAAAAGAAGAACTTGAAACTATGATAAAAGAGGGTAAAATAAATGTACAAATTATGAACTCTTTTAGAATGACTGGGTTTAGAAAATGGGCTTACTATCATTGTAATACTACAATAGATGAAACCAAAGGAACCACAACAGAAGTTACTATAAACGATTTACAACGCTATATTGACGAACACGAAAAATATAAAAAAGACCAAGAAACTTATTTGATAAAAACTGAGAAATTGCTAAAAGAAACAAGAGCTTCTTATGCTATATGGAGAATAAACAAAGACTTTGAACCAACTAAAACTAAACCAAAATACGAAGAAGAAAATGAAGAAGACTATGCTAAAAATGTTAGAAATTTTTTAGGAATAAGCAAATAAAACCCACCAAGCTCACTTGAAAAATTAGTGAGCTTTTTCTTTTATAAATAAAATAAATAATAAACCAAATCATTATAGGAGAATAAAAATGAGAAAGAAGAAAACAAATAATACCACAAACATCGCATACATCGTTTTCAAGAGCAATACAAGTGACTACTATATTGTTGATAAAGAATTGTATGAAAAAACTTTCTATGCTCGTAAAGAAAAATATGTAATAGTTTTTGATGTAGAATATACAATACCAAATAGAAAGTTCTATTTTACACCACTCAAAAATAAACCATATAATCAAAATATACAGCCAATCTTGGACGAAGTTGGTATCAAATAGGAGAGAAGAAATGATAGCACACTATCTTTTCCCATATTTGGCTAAAATAAATCCACCAGTTTCGGTAAGAAATGTAAAAGAAAATCATCCATATAGAACTATGGATGGTTTCTTTGATTTTTCAAATTTACCACTTGAAAATTATAGTGATTATAAACTCAATGAACACCACTTGACCACAAATACTATATGGACTTATGTTTTCCCCAAATTTATGGAAGATTTTGGTTTAGAATGGACTTTAGACGATTATGATTTTGTACCGTTCAATAAAGATAATCAAGACCTATCTTTTCACGAATATAATAAACCAATGGATATAGAAGTTCAAGCCGATAAAATTTATTTTTCATTGAGAGATTTGGACGGAACACATCTTACAGCATATCATCGTTTATTTGTTGCCCCACACCAAATAGCCACAGTTTACAACTATACATCAAAAACAGATAGAATTTTGCGTTTGAATTGTGATAGTATGGTAATACCACTTATACCCCTTATAACACCATATTTTCAAAAAATATATGTTTATGACTATAGAGATAACTACAAATTTGCCGAACCAAAAGATGTAACAGATGAATTGTTCGCTTATATAAGTTTCAATGTAAATAGGATATATGGATATGAAAAGTGACGCACGAATAGCATTAGAAATTTTTGGTGATTTTTTGGACGCAAATGGTTTGTTTTTGGATTTACCACTTGCTCAAAAACTTGATAGAGAAATAGCGATTTTATTAGAATATACAACTGATAATGATAATATGTACTATGGTCTAAATGGCGATGAAATTATAAACTTGAACAACTTTTTATATTTTGCTAAAGCTATAATACAAGTTAGAGATAAACTACCACAAACAAACTATGTTTATAAGAAAATTATGGCAAAACAGAAAGTGAAAGATTTAGAGAGAGATTTTGTATGAAGTGTATATTTTCTATATTGAATTGCCCTTTAGGTAATAAAATAGCCAATGAAATAATAGTTTGGCTAAAACCTTTATTTGATGTAACAGAAGTGTATCATAATGGAAAAGAATGGGAATGGCCAGGCATAAACGCAGCTTGTGCTCTATCACTTTCCATAAATGAACCAGTTCTTTATATACACACAAAAGGTGCTGGACATTATAATACGGCTCAAAAACCAATAAGAGATTTTTGGAAAAAAGAACTAACAACTAAACTTTCACTATATGAAAAAGCATTGGAAACACACGATGTTGTTTGCCCTATAACTGGTAAAGAAAAACAAACTTGGTTCAATATGTTTATGGCAAACCCAAAAGCTTGGGATACTATAAAGAATAGTCTAATAAAACCAAAACTTGATAATAGATACTTTTATGAAAATATGTGGTATAATACTAATACAGATGTTTATGGTATAGTTTCAAATGATATAGATAGTACAAATGTTTCAAATATATGGAAATTTGTAAAATAAAAAATTATACATATAATATAACATAGATAATCTCCTATAAAATGAACATAAAAGTGATAGCGGTTTTTGGTTTCCCTGCTATCACTTTTTTATTTTATTATACATATAATATAAATCATTGTAAACACCTCATTATAAAAAAAAGCCCTATAGTTTTCGCTATAGGGTTTTTCGTATAAATACTATAAATGAATATAGAGAGGAAGAAATGATAAAGCAAATTATAGAAGATTTATACCTAAAACCAAAATTTGTTGAGAATGAAACCAATGAAGTTTTATCTTTTTACTTGGATAAAACAAAAAACCCAACATATTTTATAAAAAATTTGGTAGACGAAGAAAGAATAAAAACTTTAGTAGTAAACTATCAAAACACTAATGTAAAATGTTTTTCTTTATACGATGTTTATAATAATAAAGAAATACAAGAAAAAATTGAAGAATACCTAACCAAAAAATATAATATAAAAACTTACGATGAAATGAAAGAAGTTTTTGGCTATGGTACAAGAACTTGGTCAAAATGGTATATACCAAACGCAACTACTTGTAAAGTGCCAGGATTTTATAATACAGACACAGTTTATAGATTTCTTACAAAATATACAGACATTGGAGATAACTACTATGATGGCTCTTGTGGTTGGGGTAATAGACTTTGTGGAGCATTGAAAGCAGATGTAAACTACTTTGGTACAGACCCAAATAAAGAACTATATGAAAAACTTTTGAAAATGTATAGCAAGTTCAAGAAAATCACAAATACAAAAGCAACTGCTGAAATAAAATGCCAAGGTAGTGAAATTTATATACCAGAATATGAAAATAAAATGAATGTTGCTTTTACATGTCCACCATATTTCTTTTTGGAAGTTTATACAGATGAGCAGAAAAACATATTGGAAATGTCTTATGAAGATTGGCTAAAAAGTTTTATGTACAAAACTATAGATAATACAATAAAATACTTGAAAGATGGTGGAATTTATGCTATAACAGTAAAAAACTTTGGGGATTATAAAATTTACGATGACGTAAAAGCATATTTGGATAAAAATGAAAATTTGGAATTTGTTGAACTTATGGAAGAAAAATTGCCACAAAGTTCAAAAAATACCAAAAAACTAAAACAAGTGAAAGCAAATCTAGAATATATACAAATTTATAGAAAAAAGAGCGATAAACCACTTGAGATAAATAAAAGAATGAAACTTAGTTGTTTGGAAGGTTTTTTTGAATAGGAGAAGAAATGAAATTAGATAATACACATCTTGATACAGACACCAAAAAGAAAACTGGGTCAATCTTTACACCACTTTACATTGTTGAAAAAATGATGGCTAAAATCCCAGATGAAGAATGGTCAAATCCAACCAAGACTTTTTGTGACCCAACTTGTGGTGTAGGAAACATCATTATACCAATGCTTGATAATCGTGTAAAACACGGAATAGACCCAACAATAGCTCTAAAAACAATGTATGGTAATGAGCTTTTGAAAGATTCTTACGATATACTTATGGAAAACTTACAAGAATGGGCAGATGAACATAATGTAAGTGATACAAGTTGGAAAGAAAATTTTTATAATATGGATTTCTTTGAATGGATAAAGTTAGTGGATGACCCAGACAAAGCTCCGTTGGAGGGTTTCTTTGAATGATAATAGATAATGTAATAGCAAATCCACCTTATGGGGCAAACCTAAATCCAAACTTTCATAATAGAATTATGAATGAAATAAAACCAAAATCTTCTCATTGTATAGCGATAATGCCACTTTCTTCAAAAGTTAGATATAATACTGCTGAATATGTGGGGAACCCTTTTGGTATAGCTTGGTCTAATATATTTGTTTTTGATTTGAAAGGGAATAAAAATGAATACTATAGTTTTGATAATGCCCCTTTCTTTTCTAACTCTAAAACTGGTTTAGCTATAAAAATGAATGGAAAAGATTTAGGTTTGGGTAGTTTTGCGAATGAAAGAAATAGTGTAATACTCACTCAAAAACAAGAAGCACAAGATTTTTGTGATTGGGTAAATAAAAGAAATAATGAACTTTCTTTGCTCTTTTTCAAACTTGTAGACCGAAGACCCAGCAGACCTTTTTTGAACAAATTATATGAGGTGTATAATGAAAATAGATGTAGTAATAGCAAATCCACCTTATAATAGATGGAAACTACACACAAAAATTGCTAATCAAATAAAAACGAAAACAAAAAAGTCCGTTTTTATAATGCCAATAAATGTGGATATAAAATATAAAACTGCTGAATTTTTAGACAAACCTTTTGGTGATGTAATAGCTTGGAACAATGTTTTTCTTTTGGATATGAATGGAAATATAAATGAATACTTTTCCGAACATAATGCTTTCTTTTTCAAAAATACTACAGTTCACAAATCCAAAGACCCTTTTTATAAAATA